GTTGTAAGTGCATCTGCGTATGCAATTGCTGCAGTTTGTGCTGCGTCTGCTTCTGCCTTGGCAAATGCTGTTGTAGCAACCTGTGTTGTATTAGTGTCTGCTGCTGCAGTTGGTGCAGTTGGTGTTCCAGTAAGTGCTGGAGAAGCAAGTGGAGCCTTTAGATCAAGAGCAGTTTGTGTAGCACTTGAAACTGGCTTGTTTGCATCTGTCGTATTATCAACGTTTGCTAGACCAACATCTGACTTTGTAATTCCAGTCGGAGTATTGATAACTGGTGATGTAAGAGTCTTGTTAGTAAGAGTCTGTGTTCCAGTTAGTGTAACTACTGTTGAATCAATATCAAGAGTATTTCCAGTCTTGTCTAATCCTGTACCAGCAACAATTTGTCCAAGTCCAGTAAACTGTGTGAAGACAAGTGCTGTAGTACCAATTGTAACTGTACCGTTATTTGTTAGTGTAAAACCTGAGTCAGCGTTTGCTGTTCCTTGTTCTACGAATACCGCAAAGTTTGCAGTAACTTCTGCACCTGTATCTGCATCAGTTGAGCGATCTGGAGCACCAGATACCTTAACTACGTAGATACCGTTTTCTGAAGCAGTTGACTGATCCTTAACAAGAACACGATCACCAGTGGCAAGAGTTACGCCATCAAGTACATCTCCATTTTCAAGATCAGATGCTAGTGTTACGTTTGCAGTTGTTGCTGCACGAACTGATGCCTTCCAGTCAATACCTTGAACTGTTGTATCTACATAGTTCTTAGTTGCTGCATCTTGTGCAGATGTTGGCTCTCCAAGACCTGTAATCTTGTTTGTGCCCATGGCAATTGCACCAGACATTGTTCCACCAGCAGTTGCTAGCTTTGCATCAAGTGCATTCTGTGTAGCGGTTGATATTGGCTTTAGTGTATCTCTTGTGTTATCAACGTTTCCAAGACCAACCATGGATGATGTAATTCCTGAAACTGTACCTGTAAAGGTTGGGCTTGCAATTGGAGCTTTTAGGTCAAGTGCTGTCTGAGTTGCTGTAGAAATTGGCTTAGAAGCATCGGCTGTATTATCAACATTTGCTAGACCAACGTCTGACTTTGTAATTCCAGTTGGTGTATTAATTACTGGAGAAGTAAGTGTCTTGTTTGTAAGGGTCTGTGTGTTTGTTGTTCCAACTACCGCACCAGTTGCACCGTGTGCTTCTGTAAGGTTTGCGTGTGTTGTAACATCTGAAGTAAGTGCTACTGTGCCAGTTGCATCTGGAAGTGTAATTGTCCGATCTGCTGTTGGATCAGTTACTGCAAGAGTTGTTTCAAAAGCATTTGCTGTTGAACCTTCAAACTCAATACTTGTACCGAATACACCAACTGCTGCTGGGGCTGACCACTCAACACCATATGTTGCACCTGAGTTTGCTGTAAGAACTTGACCATTTGTGCCAACTCCTAAACGAGCAATCGCATCTACGCCAGATGCAACGAGGATATCACCTTTTGCATCTACGATTGCGTCTGTAATAACATTCTTACCGCCAACGGTTGCTGTTGCACCTTCAACGATAAGACCATACTTAATTTTAAAATCTTTTGTTACTGTTGCCATTTTTTATCTCCTTGTTGGTTATGCTTTTAAGCCTATGCGAGCAAATCGCAAGGTTATAGGCGTAATTCCCACTACTGGAGTCACAGTTAGATTAACTGTATTTCCAGCCCTAGAGACGCTAATGGTGCCAATATTCCCATCGGTGTCTATTGTTCCGTATTCGCTGACGTTTACATTTGTACCGTCAACCAAAATTGTCATTTCAGTAGCATAGAACTTGTTGTCCCCTGCTGATGTCTTTTTAATTGAGATTAAGTACTTAATCATTCTAAATACTGTTGCATCAAAGTTATCAAATACAGTTGCATTCTGAATATCTTCAATTGTATTTTCATTATTGCCAGCAGTTGCAAGATCTGTAGCTTGTGCAGCTGTTGAGTCAATCAGGTTTTCGTAATCAGCCTGTGATGGACGATCACCTGTTTGGAATGTGGTCTTGACTGTGGATAATGGAAGTTTGGACATATGGCTATTATATCACATTTATTTTAAAGGATATAGTTGCTGAAACCAATAATTTGCAACGGGATAGGTGGAATATTAGTTGCACCACCAGCCTCAATACGTATTGCTGTTAATCTAATTCTAAAGGGTAATACAGAGTTAATTACAACATTTTTTGCTGGTGCGCTTATAGATGTTTTAATTGAAAAATCTTCTTCAATTCTTTTTGTAAATACTGGCCTTTTTTCGTAGATCTTAATAGAGGCCATTATGCTGTCACATCTTCAAGGACAATAAGTTTGCCTTGAGCTACCGTCCAAACTATTGTATCTCCTGGTAGCGAAACCTCAATATCAAAAATATCATTTGTCCGCAATGTTGCAGTTTGTGTTGCTGTTAAAGAAACTGTAAATTCTCCCACTAAATCGTCTGCATCTTTTGCTGGAGTTAATGTTAGAAGAAGTGTTGCGGTATCTGTAATTACTCCAGGAACAACTGGTGTTGTTGTAGGACGTTTGATCTGCATGGAAATATTCCAGTCAGGAATAGTCAACGGTACTTTTGCATCATCTGTTAAATAAACCTTAAATGCTGCAGTATCTCCCTTAACAAATGTCCAATTGACAAATGGTGGAGCTTCACCTATATCGTATGTTGATGCTTGTCCTCTATATGTAGCCATAGTCTTTCTATTATACCACTTGAAAAACGCAATTATAACAATTTAATAAAAATATCATCAAAAGTTGCTTTTTGGGTAATTTGCATGTTATACTTAATACATGCTACTAACAGGTAGCATCTTTAGTCTCTAGGAGGTTATTATTATGAGAAGAGATAAAAAGGTTTGGATTGGAATCCTTGCACTACTTGGTTTAGTTGCTCCATTTAGCAACGCTGCCAATGCTTTAAGTACCGAAAATAATTTAAGTAAAACAGCAGTCTCTGAACCTACAACCGCCAAGGCGGTTTTTTTGGTTTCTAAACCTAAAAGTCTTGTTGCTGTAAAGAAGGACCTAAATGTTCTTTACAAGTATCAAGATGCAGTTAGTCTTACAGATCGTCAGCTGAAGGAACTTCTATATGCCGTTGGTTTCCGTGGACAAGGCCTTGTAAAGGCTTGGGCGGTAGCTAAGAAAGAGTCTAATGGTCGTCCCCTAGCTTTTAACGGTAACTCAAAAACTGGAGATAACTCTTACGGTATGTTCCAGATCAACATGCTTGGCATGTTAAAAGAAGGACGTAAAGATAAGTTTGGTATTAACTTTAATAGCGAACTATTGAACCCTGTCATTAATGCACAGGTCGCCTATCATATGAGCAACGGTGGAAAAAACTGGTCTGCTTGGCATGGAATTACACCAAAGACAAAAGTATGGATGTCTAGATTCCCAGATTAATTTATATATAAAAATACCCCCTTGGTTTTTGACCTTGGGGGTTTTTTATTGTTTATTTTATCCTAAGAATTCTTCATGACTTGGAAACTCTATCCAAGACAAAGATCCTTCGTCCCAGACGTATGGAATTTCTATTGATGGAGCTTCAACTGGAGATTTCCAACTGCAAGTTGGTTCATCAAAAATCCAAGATGTGAATGGCTTTAAAGGTATGAAGGCATCTTTTTCTTCATCATAGTAAGATCCAACTTCAGCAAAATTCATTCTTAGTGGTGTCCCACCTAAAGTATGAACACCTTTTCTAGTGTTATAAGATGTTTTTATCCATCTACCGCCTAAATTATCAATCAGCCATTGATAACCCTCATCAGGTTCGTTATTGTCGCCAACAGTTACACGAACTACTTTATTGCTTTCATCTAATTCTGCCCAATGTGCCATTTTTTCTCCTTAATACCTAATGATAACTATACCAGATCCACCTGAACCGCCGCCGTAGCCAGAGTAGCCTCCGCCACCGCCGCCACCAGAATTAGGCTCTCCGCTACCACCAGTCCAGTTATAGTTACAGGATGGTCCTCCGCAGCCTCTACCTAATCCGCTTGATCCTGGACCATTAAAGCCACCACCATTATTACTTCCAATTTGTCCGCCAGAACCAAGTCCTGCTGAACCATATTGATATGATGTAGAATAAGTACCCGAATATTGAATAGAAGCAAATACGTATCCTAAACCACCAGCTCCATTACATTCTCCAGCAGAACCTGCACCACCACCTGTTCCACCATAGCCTGTTCCACAACTTGCACCAGCTCTACTTTGTGGTGTACCTGAGTTGCCTCCAACTCCAGAGCCAGCTCCGTTACCATAGCCTCCTGAACCACCATTAAATGTTGATGTTGTTCCAGAACCGCCAACTACAACAGCATAGTTTTGAGCTGTTAAAGACATGTTAGTTCCTACAGCAACTCCGCCACCTCCACCGCCTCCTGAACCAGATGCTCCTGCTGAACCGCCACCACCAACTGTAATACCGCCAACACCAGATTGTGATAGCAGTGGTGTATAGTTTCCATTTGATGTAAATGTATGGTATACATATCCTGCAGCGGCCTGAATTGTTCCACCAGTTGCTGTTGCATATGGAAGATTTGTAGCAAGATCAACATAGTTTCCACCAGAATCTGTTGCTCTAATTGTCAATTCTCTTCCAGACCCTGTAGTAACTGTAGATGTTCCAGAAATTAATCCAGATGAGCTTAGTGTTAATCCTGTAGGCAAAGTTCCTGAAACAATACTGTATGTTACTGAAGATCCTCCATCTGAATCTGTTGCAGATAGCTGATTAGAATATGCTTGATTATAATATGCTGGTGTTAGCTGTGATCCAGTTACCCAAACTGGAATTGCTCCAGTAGTGATAGCTCCTGATAGTTTATGTGAGTTTGTAGTTGTTGGTGCTGCAATTCCAGGGTTTACAACTGTTACAGTATAAGGTGAATATGCTGGTGGCATATTGTCTGGACGAGTCACTACAAGTGTAGTTGAGTTTGTTCTAGATATAGACTTAGCGCTTCTTGCTACAGAGTCTGATCCCGTAAAAGTAACCTCAACATCAGTGGCAAAGTTTTGTCCAGTTATTGTGGTTGTATTATTTTGGTTTGGCAATCCTGATGGTGTAAGAGATATTGCTCTAGCAGCTGCAGTAACATTGTTTACTTCATTAACTGGTGCAAAAACATATTTAAATTGAAAAGTCAATGTATCGTTATTTGTTGAACCATATACTACCACTTTGTTAAATGACTTACTAGCTGTTACCGTTGTTGAAGCCGTTGCTGAGTTTGCATAACCTGCAGCTGAACCATCTGATGCAATTAGATAAATATCAAGGCTTGTATCACTTAGTGTAGATGTTGCAATGTAGCTACCTGCTGGAAATGATGTTGCTAGAGGTACGCTTGTATACCCTGAAGTTCCAACATTAATAGTAAAGTCATTTGATGCGGCACCTGAAGAAGATGATGCCTCTGGAATTATTGAAATAGCCATTAATAACTACCTTTCATATATTGTTATATTATAACACATTTTAATATACCGTTTTTATATAAAAATACCCCCTTGGTTTTTGACCTTGGGGGTTTTTTATTTTAAAAGTTATTCAGATATTATTATATTATTTGATTATATATGTCTAAAGACTCATCTAGGTAGCTCTTAAATATTGGGCTATCTAGTCTATTTAAAGCTATGGCTTTTAGATTGCTAGAATCTCTAGGTAGTCTACCAGACCTGATGTACTCATTCCCTTGCATTTTTGGAAGCAGATCAATAACTTTTTCATATGATGGAACCGTGTACTCATATCCATATTTCTTTGATATTTCTCTAAGTAGTGGCTGATAGTCTTTTACTATGTCTTCAAAGCTAGAAATAACTATTGAGCCTTTTGCTTCTTTTATGGCAGACAAAGAACTAATATTTTTTTTAATAGTACCTTCTATTACATGGTCTGGTTTATTTTCTTGACCCATTAAAATAATACAAGAAGATATGCTATCTATTGGATTTCTTATACAGGCAACAATTAAATAGTTGTTTTCTATTCTTTTTTCAATAAAAGATGGTGAGTGACTATGCTTTACATCTAATTGAGAAAAAGCCAGTTTTACCGTAGATTGAGTATATGTAGTTGCACTACGAAAAAACCCATTTACTTGTAAAACTGGCCTAACCTGCATTTAAATATTATTCAACATGTGTTACAAAAAGCACATTGGCAGCATCTAGTGGAACAGATATCCAATTTACTTCTTCTTCAGACCATGCCCAGGCAGTAGTCTCTGTTACTCCTGTTGGAATTTCTACTGGAGGTCTCCAGTCTTTTACTTCATCGTTCCATACCCAGGAAGCATAAACTTTTACAGGAATGTATCCCTGTGTGGCTTCATCATATGTAGCACCTTCTGAAAGTGCTCCACGATTAGGCTCATTAGTAAGGTCAACCATTACTGGCTCACTTAAAAGAATTGCCGCAAATCTTGAATCTGTTGCAAGTATGTGCTGTAATGCGCCATCTAGCATAAACCCCACATATTGCCAATCTGGTTGTTCTTGATTTTCCATTTTATAGCTCCATTTCTTCTTTGTTTGAAATTTTAATTTTATTCCATTTGCCTAATGGACATTCTGCATGAGGTAATGTTGTTTTTAAATTCATAAGGCATCCACATTTCTTGCACTGGTTAATTCCTGATATAAGTTCTGGGCAAGCCTTACAAATATTTAATCTTTTTTCTCTTTCAGGACCCATTATTTTTTCAATATTTTTATTTAAAATATCCCATGGTCTTGCTTTTTTGTTTTCTAAATTCTCCATTTTTATTATACCCCTTTTTTATTATACGATTGTAGCATTGTATAAACAAGTGCTTCCTGATGCAGAGCCCCCACTTGGGCATCCGTAATATGTATATGAAGTACATGGTGCGTTGTGAGATCCTCCAGGATTATTAGCTTGTGCGTAACAACATCTTGCAGTTGATGCATCTCCACCACAAGCATGGGTATATCCATTATAGCTGAAAAAATCATAATTTCCATATCCAAAAGTGCAACCTCTTAATAAAATATAGTTTGATTGTCCAGTATAGCTTGTAGGACAGCTATACCCAGTGTACTGTGTACCAGCGTAAGCACATTGGCTTCCATTGTATGTTCCTCCGCTTGAACATACTGCATATGATGCAGTTACTGCTGAAGAGGCTGAAGAAAGAGTAGAGGTTCCATTAGCATTAGTTGCTGTTGCTCTAACAGTATATGAGCTTCCTGGTGTCAATCCAGTAATAGTTACTGGGGAAGTTGCGCTACTTGCTGTGCTTCCGCTGCTTGGCACTGCATTTAAAGATGTTATTGCTGAATTTCCAGTTGCACCTGGTGTAATTGCAACTCTTACTCTTCCAACTCCTCCTGTTGGTTCTGAAGCAACTGAAGTAAGTGTAGGGGCTTGAGGAACCGTAGATATTGCCACAGAGTTTGAAGCAGCCGTTGAGATTGAATCACCATTTGCATTTACTGCTTTTAACCGTAATGTATATGATGATCCTGAATTTAATCCTGGAATAGATAGTGGACTTGAAGTTTGAGATGGAGATAAAGCAGTATATGTTGTTCCATCAGTTGACCACTTATAGTTTGAAATTGATTTACCGCCAGTTGCTGCTGCAGTAACAGTTAAAGAGGCTGGAGCGGTGGCTGCATAAGCAGAACCTGCTGGATTAGATGCTGTACCTAGTGTTGGTGTCTGTGGAACAGATGT